TGGCTTGGGGCCCGATGTCAGCAGCGGGGAGGGGCATGATCGCGTCGGGGCTGCGCACGCGCACGACGCCGTTGAGCCGGCCATTGGTGAGGTCGTTCAGATTGACCTGTCCCTCCACCGCTGCGACACGGGAACCGTTCATCACGGTCAGGTTGTCAAGGTATTGACGCAGCACGTGCGTCTTGCCGTACTGGACCGAGGCCACCAGTTCGCCGAAGCTCGTGCCCTTGATGCGGTGCGGCATAGGCACGGCGGTGCCACAGATGTAGGTGACCCGGGCAGCGGGCTCGTCCTTCAGCGTGTTGGTCTGGTCGCGGCCGATCCAGATGTGGCGAAGCTCGGTCGCGCCGTCGTCGTTGTGGCTGACGCGCAGGAAGCAGCAATACACCTCGACCAGTTCGTTGGCGTACTGGGCGCTGTTGGTGTCGGCGTTCTGCAGGTCGCCGGAGCGGGCCCAGTCGTTCATGTCGCTCTGCCACAGGGGCAGCAGATCAACCTTGGCCTTCTCGATGCCGGCGGCGATCAGCGCGCCCCGGGTGTAGATGCGGCGCCGCGCCACGAAGCGCACCGTGTCGATGTCGTAGTCGCTGCCCTGCTCCGAGTAGATCATGTGCTCCGGCGGCACGCACTCGATGATCAGGGTCTTGGTGACCGTGGTCAGCGTGACCCGGGTCTCGTCCTTGCCAGCGCGATACTCGGCCGTGGTGTCCGGCGGCAAGCTGGCGTTCAGGGCATAGATTTCGGCGTCGCTCAGGTTGCCGGGATAGGTGACGCGGTTCTTGGTGACATCTTCATCCACATGCACGTCGATCCAGCCGTTACCGAGCAGTAGCGCGTCGTGCGTGGCGTCGTCGATGGTGTCGTAAGCCGAGACACGCTCGATCTCGGCCTGCACGAAGTCGGTCTCAAGCTGGGCCTGCGTCTCGTCTTCTTGGCTGTTCGGCGGGAACTCGATCTGGCTGGTGCGGATCACCGGGCATATCTGGGCCAGCGTGGCACGCACGGCATCGGCGACATCCATGCTCACGATACCAGCACGCCCCTCGACGCCGGGCGGCGGCGGCAGCGTGCCGCGGTACAGGTTCAGGTCAGCTTGGCGCTGCGAGGCAAGCTCGTCGCTGTCATAGCCATTGGCCCGGGCGATTTCGGTGTTGAGTATCTGGGCCAGCAGTTCATCGGTCATGCGCATGCGATTTGCCTCATGGGGGTGTAGTCGAGATTGGACCACGAATCGCCAAGTGTTTCAATCCCGGACACGGCGAAGTAGCGCATCGCGTCGGCGGCGTGGCTGAAGCGATCGTGACGGGGGCGCAGCATCAACACACCTTTCTTGTCCTCCCAGTCGGCGCGATACTGGCGCAGGGCCTCGATGCCGTGGATGCAGGCTTCCTTGTCGAAGCGGGCACGGGGCAGCATCTGCCGCACCGCTTCAATGCCGTCCATCACATCAACCTTGGGCGCCACGACCACATCGCAACCAAGGGCGCGCAGCGTCTCGAGGCGTGTCTGCCCGGTGCTCAGGCTGCGCACGTTGATGTCGTGAGGGCAGATCACCTTGCCGTAGAGGTAGGGTCGAGCACGCCAATCCGCCACGATGTCCGGCAGGCCCATGTTCGAGAACTCAACATAATTGATGAATATCGGCACGTTACCGTCGAGTTGGAAGAACCACACCGCGGTCGCGTCGTTCATGCCGAGGTCCAGCGCCAGATGCACGCGCTTTCCGGGTAGTGGCGCGTAGGTGCCGATCGTTGTCCTCTGCATCGCATCGGCCCAATAGGCGCCACGGATGGCCGCGTCCCACGAGATCAGCATTTCCTGCTCATACTCAGCCTTGGACATGCTGCGCTGCAGCGCACGCAGTTCCTCGTCGGGGATGATGCCTGTCTCGTCAGCCCTGAACGCCCAGCGTGCCCAGTCCGGGTCATTCTCGGCAAGGTTGTAGCTGTCGTAGAGCAAACCGAACCGCCCCTGTGGTGTCCCGATGAAGAGGGCGCCACCGTTGCGATCCGACAATGCTGGACGCAGCACCTCAGACCACATCCTCGCGGGCATATTCGCTGGTTCGTCCAAAACGGCGAAGTCAAGGTAGATGCCGCGACTGCTGTCCGGGTTGTCCGCTGACCCTAACTGGATTCGCTTGTCGCCAATGTCGATGCGAAGCTCGGCCTCGTTGAACACGGCCCCGGGTATCTGAGCACAGAAAGCCTTGGCGTAGTCCCAAGAGATGCGCTTGGCCTGACTGAAAGTGGGGGCGTAGTAGGCGCCGCGTGCGTTGGGCAGCGGGCAGGTGAGCACCTTCATAATCAGCACCCACACCGCGAACCAAGTCTTGCCGAGCCGGCGGTGCGCCAACAGGACATTGAAGCGCTTCATGTTATCGAAGACCTCAAGCTGCTGCGGGCGCAGGGCTACCTCAATCTGCACGCTTCACCACGAACGTGATGGGGCCGGTGGCCTCTACCTTGGCGTCGATCTGTTTGGGTAACAGGCGGCTCATCAGGCGCACGAACTCGGTAGGCTCCTGTCTCGCCCAATCGGCCATCCATTGATCCCCGCCAAGCTCGCGGTAGGTCTTCTCGATGGAAGTGCGCAGGTCGAACAGGCTTGGTTGCGTCTTGTTCTTTGAGCCTTTGGGTCTGGGCATGATAGATCACCGTATTTTCCGATAGATTTATGCTATCACAACTGCAACTGCGATAGCGCATCCTCTGCTGACCGCGCCACGATGACCCGATGCCCCAGCGCGGTGAGCCGGGCATGCACCTCCACCTGCTGCGCGCTGAGCCGGCCGGTCTGCGATTTCATCTCGATATGGACGCACTCGCCAAGGGGAAGCAGGAGCAGCAGGTCCGGCGCACCAGCCAACACCCCTTGGACCTTCAGCGAGGCCCCTTCACGGGCATTTCGGGAGCCGCCATTGGGGGTGGCCCAGATCAGGTAGCCGGCGCGGCGTAGGCCGGCAACAAGGCGGGCCTGCTCGCGCGCCTCTTCGGGCATGCGTGGGATGGTGCTCAGCGGTTGAAGTGTTATCACTTGACGGGCTCCGTGGTTGGGTCACCCCTCGCCGCGGCTGAAGCCACCACGGAGTCTTGGCGGGTCATGGGGGTGACGGGCAGATAGTAGCACGATACATCGTGGCGGACAACGCCAAGTTGTTCCCCGCCGCGATGTACATGCCATCCTCCTGCCTACCCTACCTCGTCGGGGCGAAAGCATGCCCGACAGGGATAGGGGTGGTACGCGAAGAGATCGTGGCGGCGGTTGTTTTTTACTATAGTCGCCGCCGCCACGATCTACCCCCCAAATGCCCGAAAACAGGGCGTTCCGAAAAATCCCCGATTTTGTCACTAATAACGTGGCGGCACACTTATCCGCCACGACCCGCCACGATCCGCCAAGTTGTTCCCAATGTCATATATAGCCAGATAAAAGATTTTCTCAAATTTCCTTGACACGACATATTTCTTATGGTAAAGTCCGTCCTGTCGTAGCAATTCAGCGCGACAAAACCACGGAGCCAAGCCACCATGAAGACCCTGAAAGCCCACCAATTCCTGATCGACTCGCTGACCGACAAGCTGCGCAAGACCACGCGCAACCAGAAGGCTGCCCTCGACAAGCTGACCGCCGCCTACGAAGCAATGTGGGCCGACTACCCGGAAACCCGCTGATCAAACCACGGAGAAAGACAATGGACACCAAGTACGATCTGACGGCCCAAGAGATCGCCGCCAACTTTGCCCTCAACGAGAAGACCGTTCTGCGCTGGGCCAAGGAGGGTAAGATTCCCTGCATCCACCTACCCACCGGCTCGGTTCGGTTCAACCGCGAGCAGGTCAATGCGTGGCTCGAGAAGGGGGTGCAGAAGTGAGTGCTGTCCTGACCATCAAGCACCTCATGGCTCGACTCAAGACTGAGGTTCGCGGTGACGCGACCAAGGTTAAGAGGCTCAACGAGGTGATCGCGCTGACCTGCAGCGACGACGAGAAGTTGTTCCGCCTTCAACGCTTCGAAGTGTGTGAGACCGAGTTCGGCAACAATGGGCGCATCGGAGAGTGGGCCGCCATCGTTACCGAGCACTCGCCGTTCGGCCAATTCTGGTTACCCAGCGAAGAGTGCAAGCGACACCTGCCCGCGATCAATGCGGCCGTAGCCAAGTGGCGTGCGGGGGTGGAAGCATGAGCCGCAACTACGCGATCCACTACGACCCCATCGGAGAGACGATGGTCATCTCAACCACGGACACCACTGAAAAGATCGAGGGTGTTAATCCTCACACCCTTGTTCGCAACCTCGAGGGTGACGAGTCCTCTGTGTGGGGTGACGAGGGTCTGTACTTCACCAAGGTTGGTTTCCTCGCATCGAAGCACAACCCGCTCAGGAAGAACCGCTTCAACGTGTTGTCTCCGGCCAAGCGTGTTGCCACCATCGCCAAGATCGAGAAGGAGGTTGCATGAGCGACCTCGCACTCATGGGGTTGGACAGCTTCAACCCGAACCTCATTCCCGATGGCGAACAGGCCGCGCGGTTCATCACGGCCCTGACCGGCGACCCGAACACAAAGGTAACGTGGCAACTCTTCGACGACACCAAGGGTCGCAAGCTGCCTGCGTTGATCCGAGTGCTCCACGGCTCGCTCGCCGAGGTGTGGGATAGCCTCACCCTGCTCAACATGGCTGGCGCTGGCATCTACGTCACCGTCAATGAGTTGAAAGGCGCCAAGCGCTCCGTATCCGAGATCAAGTCAATCCGCGCCATCTACGCTGACTTCGACGGCGAGAACGCGATCAACGATGCCGGCACGGCGGACCTCTTCTGCCCGGCAAACATCATCGTTGAATCGAGCCCGGGGAAGCGTCACCTCTACTGGACGCTCGACCCTATTCAGCCGGGCGTGGTCGTCGATGACTTCCGGGGCATCACCGAGGCGATCGTCGAGAAGTACCACTCAGACAACAATGCCAAGGACGCAGCGCGCGTGCTGCGCGTGCCCGGCTTCTACCATCGCAAGGGTGAGCCGGTCATGTCGCGCCTGTTACATGCTGACAACAACCGCACCAACGCGCAGAAGGTGATCGAGGGTCTAGGTCTCGATGTAAAGGTGCGCAAGCCGCGCACCAAGGCAACGCCGCGGGTCGTGGCGGATCGTGGCGGGGTCGTGGCGGATCGTGGCGGGGTCGTGGCGGACTTCGATCCGCTGGAATACCTGATCTCCCCCGGAGACGAAGCCCGGTTGCGCGCCGCCCTCACCCACATCGACGCCGGTAACCGTGAGCACTGGATTGCCGTTGGAGCCGCGCTGTCTCGCTCTGGTGAGACTGGGTTTGCCATCTTTCACGACTGGTCCAAAACGGGCGCCGGCTACGTCGATGAAGCCGACTGCCGGGCCAAGTTCGAAGAGTTCATCCCGAGCACTCGCTCGCGCTTCCCGGCCGTCTTCACGTTGGCCATGAGTATGGGCTACCGCCAGAACGAAGAAGGTCCGATCCCGGAGCCGGAGCCAGAAAAACTCATGCCCCGCTGCACCGAGTACCTGATCGACGGGTTGATCGGTGATGGGGTGACGTTGATCGCCGGCGGAACCGGGGTGGGAAAGAGCACCATGCTCGTTCCGCTGCTATCCATGATCACCGGCGAGCTTTCCTCCTTCGGCTCGGGCATCGAGGTCTTCCTGAAGCGGAAGGTTATGGTGTTTGCTGAAGACCCGAACCAGATCAGCAACGTGCGCTACGGGCTTCAGGAGCACGAAGGGTTGGTCCGTGTCCCGGGGCGCTTCTTGGTGGCCCAAGCCGCGCGCCACACCCCGGAGGCGTGGCAGGAGCGCCTTGCTGCACTGACCGAAGAGCACACCATCGACGGCCCAAACGGTTATCGGGTAAAACCGCTGTTCGTCTTCGACACCAGCAACGCGAACTTCGAGATCGAGAACGAGAACGACTCGGCTGGGGTTGGGCGAGTGATGTCCGCGCTGAAGCAGTGCGGTGCTCCGATCTGGGTGATTGGGCACTTGGCCAAAGCTCTCCTGCGCGCCGATCTCGACGACCTCACCAGCCGCGGCTCGGGGGCGTGGGAAGCCGATGCTCAGGGAACCGCCTACGTCTTTACCCCGGACCCGCAGAGCACGGTGCGCCACTTGGCCATCCGCAAGGTGCGCTTCGAGCCTGCCTACAAGGAAATCCAGTTCGAGACCCACGTTGGGCAGGTTGAGTTGGTCTCCCCTTGGGGTCAGCACCAGACCGTGCGCTACCGCTACGGTATCCCGGTTCGCAGCAGTCGCGAGGACCGCGCTGAACTGACCAAGGCCAAGCAGATCAAGATCAGGGACGGGGTGCGCCAGCAGATCAAGGAAGCACTGCTCGAGCAGATGGTCGGCAAGCAGATGTTCAAGGTAGATATTGCGCGCCTGACCACCATCGGGTCGCGCGACGACCGCCGCCTCGTGGTCGATGATATGATTGCCGGAGAACTACTTGTTCCGGTAACCATCGCCAGCGAGAACGGCACCATGCGAACCGGTTTCAAGCTGAACGACAACTACATCACCATCGACGAGGTAGCCCCATGAACGGCGCATTCGAGAAGAACGACGCATACCCCTACACCGTGGCCCCGGAGGGTGGCTATGACGCCCCCACGGGCCGCTGGGTGATCAAGGACATCCGGGACGGCAAGCAGGTCGGATCGAAGAACTACCCTGATGCGGTGCAGGCCAGCCTGCAGATCACGAGGATCAAGCAGGGCTGGTGATCAGCGCTCAGCCGAATCCGCGAGTTGGTCAGTTGCCGAAGAGGGCGTCGTAACCTTGACTGAGACCGTATCCCCCAAGAGCGCCGGTGGCTACGGTCCCGGTCAGACCACCACGCCGCGCGTTCTCGGTGCCATAGCTCGACGGGCGCATGAAGCTCATGGCTTCCGCCGTGCGTCCCAGTTTGCCTATGGCAGAGCCCTCATTGCGACTGGTAATGCGCTTGGCCAACTTTGCCGGGGAGACAGCGCCACGCTGCCCGATGCTGTCAAGCAGGGCACGCTGGGCAGCCCACTGCTCGCGCACCTTTTGGAACTGCTGACCGGCAGCCTCACTGCTCGGAATTGAATCAATCACGGCGTCGCGAGCCTTAGAAATCGCCAACTGCTTTTCACCCTTCGCCTTGCGGGCGAGGTCGCCTAGGTTGGATTGGAAGGAGATCAACTCCCTACCAGTAAGGCTATCCCCTGAGTAATCCTTCAGCAGTGCATCGACCTGCTTGATGAACTTCTGGCGACCAACGAACGAATCCTCGAGGTTGTCGATAACCACTTTGCGCAGTGCGTCCTTGGAGGACTCCTTTGTTCCGAAGGCGCCGAGCGCTTCAAACTGGGATCGCGAAGCGTTTTCCGCCTCCCGGATTGCCAGAGGGGTCAGGCTGGCGTTTTGCGGCAAACCAACAGCATCCTTGACAGTGCGATCGAGCACGGCCATGTTGTGCTTGGCCGGACCACCAGTCATCCACGATGTCAGGGGGGAGGACTCAAGGGTGAGTCCGAGGTTCTCCATCCACTGAGCCTCGTGCTTCACGCTCATGGGCACCTTCAGATCAAGCGACTCAGCCTCGCGCACAAACGCCGGCATGTCGATGGCTCGGTCGTCGAACTGGGCGTTCTGCTTTGCCCGCAAAGCATCGTCCTCGACACCCTTAAGCCTACCCAAAACCCGGTCAGCCATGCGCCCGGCGTAGGGTCCGGCCGCCGCACCCAACCCCGCAGCACCCGCCCCCACCGCAGCACCCAAGAAGGGGTTCTCCGGCGCGTAGGCGGCGCCCAAGGCGGCCTCGGTGCCAATCACCGCAGGAACACCCCACCCGGCCGTACCGGCGGCCACCAGACCAGCAGGAACCACCTCACCGGCGAAGCTGCTGATCGGGTTCTGGCGCGTGTTGGCTTGCTGGAGGTTTCTGGCAATCTGGAGGTCGCGATCAGGCTGCCCACCGGCCATGTAATCGGGGTGGTGTTGGAGCAGCTTCTGCGCCCCCTTGACCGCGCTGATGGCGGACAGGCCGATCGACTCGCCGAAGCTCTCCAGCGGGTTCTTTTTGCCGGCCTGCGCTTCTTCCATCGAAGCGGGTCGCACGTAGCCGTTACCCAAGTCCTCGAAGACCTCGCCCTTTTCGTTTTGGATGAACTTGGCCATTACTTGACATCGCTCCACTTGGAACCGGCGGCGTCCTTTGACATCACACCAGCGCTGCCGAGATACTGCTGCCCAAAGGCGCTGCCGCCGCGCTTGTACTCGGGAAGCTGACCGTAGGCGCTGAACGGCTGCCACATCTGGCGAGCGTGTTGCTCGAGCATGTTGAGGCGCTTGATCTTGGTCTCATTGGTGGTGCCCAGCGAAGTGATGTCGCCGATGTAAGCCTTGATCTGTTTGAGTTCGGACTCGCTCGGCGCATCGCCCGTCGGCTTGAACATGCTCGTCACGATCGGGACGAGTGCCGCCTCGAGTTCCTGTTGCATGGCCTGCGAGCGCCCGCTGATTGCTTGGAAGCCGCGCCCACCCGCCTCCTGAACCAGCGCGCGAACATCGCCGATGGTGCTCAGGGCATTGGTGACATTGTTCGCCGTAGTCTGCACCTTCAGGCGCTGGTCGAAGTTGAGCGGCGCCTCCGGCTTCGGGCGCGGCACGAAGCCTTTGCCATTCGGGTTGGGCATGTAGTTGGCGTTGAACTCCATGCGCTGCAAGTTGGCGTTCTGCTGCGCAATACCCGTCCGGGCACGATCCTGCTCGATGCTGGCCTGCTGGTAGGCGCTCGGATTGTTCCACTCGAACTCCTGCCGCTGGCGCTGCCACTGCTGCTGCTGGGCGTTCATGTCAAGCTGGGTCTTCTGGGCGAGGCTCATGTTGTTGGCCTCCCACTGCTGACCCTGCATCTGGCGCTCCATGGCCTGCTGCCCGACGAACG